TTATGAACGTAACCCAGGACCTGACCGCCTCACAGGCCCGGGATAAGGCCGAGGAGGAGTACATCCCGGCGGTGTTCCACTCCGTATTACGTGCCAAGTTTGACACAGGCTTTTCGTATAGTCAGTATCGCGCTACGTTCACCGGGCATGGGGTATTTGCATATTCTGACGTAAACGGCAAGAATAAGGCCATATACGCGCATGAGGTCGCTTTCGAGCAGCTTGCTATGTTGACCCGTGTAGACACCGTCGGCGCAGATGATAATGTCGCTATGCGTGACGTAAGCTACACGTTAACAGTAGACCCAGGCACAGGAGTCGACACTCTTGACGCCGGTATAGATTTAGACGAGGAACCCATACCATGAACAAGAAAACCGCCGCCGCCACCGTAATAGTCGTAACCGTCAATAACCACGCCCTCGCCGCAGTTTTAGGGGTTAAGGCTGGTGATAAGATAAAAGTTAGATGTAAAAACGGCGTCCCCGTCACCCGTGAATGGCGTAACCGGATAAAAGATGCAAAGGTTGACGGGTGCGTAACCATACACCAGAATACAAAGAAACCCGCAAAACCAACAGAGGAGCCTAAATAATGCCACTCGCTAACCCAAAAGTAACGGCCGCGCTACGGGCTGCCGGCGTAACGGCCGGACTGACGCCTGAAAAATTGCTCTTTGTTGGCCAACAGAACGGCGGCACCGCAGTCAGTGGCGCCTTGACTCAAAATATTTTAGCTGACGGGGCAGAGGACACGCTGTTCGGTGCTGATTCTCCGCTTGCCGCGGCTATCCGCCGCGCCCGGCGCCGTAACGGTGTTACGCAGTTTGATGCTATCGGCCTGGATGATAACGGCGCGGGCAATGATGCGAGCGGCGATTTTACAGTCGGTAGTGGTCCTGCTACTGAAGACGGCACGCTGGAAGTGTACGTCGGCTCTAAGAAGTTTAACGCATATACTATCGCGGTATCGGACACTGATACGGCCACTATAGTCGGTGACGCCATCGAGGCGGCCATTAACGCAGACCCCACCGCTATGGTTACTGCTACAAATACCGCAGGCAATGTAGTCCTTGAAGCCAAGAATGCGGGCACGTTCGGCAACACTATCGGCCTGAAGGTCGACGGCGCTGTTGGCGGCCTTACTGTCTCCATTGGGATTATGCGTCTCGGTGCGACAGACCCAGTATTGACCGGTGTGTTTGACGTGGTGGGCAATGAACGCTATCAGGGCATCGTATGGCAGTTCGATCAAGACCTGGCCGAGCTTACCGACTTCCTCGATCCGCGTTTTAACGTTACCAATAACATACTGGACGGCCGCGGTTTCGTTGGAATGACCGACACTTTCGCCAATCATCTGACAGCATTGGGCACCGAGAATAGCCGCAGCCTATCTATCAACACCGACAAAGAGATCGATGACACGGCGAGGCACGAAGGGCCGGCTATTCTTGAGATCCCTTTTGTTAAAGTTGCCGAGTTCGCCGCAATACGGGCGCTACGCCGTACCGAAGACGCGACGCTGGGCGATCTAGTCATCTCCCGTTCAGCGCGTGATTCATTCGGCGGCCCCTGGCAGAACTCGAAGCCGTATTTTAATACACCGTTCCCTGATCTGCTGGTACCTGATGCGGGCGACTCATTTACCGATGTCGAGATTGATCAGTTACGGGATGCCGGCGGCTGGGTAATCGACGCAAATCGCCCATTCACAGCGGTTATTGCCGGCGAAGTCGTTACGACATATAAAACCGACTCGGCGGGTAACCCTGATCCGACTTTCGGATACCTTAACTACGTCGACACGTCTACGGCGGCCCGCGAGTATATTGTTAACAACACCCGCGCCAAGTATCCGCAATATCGTGCAACCAGTGGGGCGCTGATTAACGATGTTGATTCGGCTAACGAGGCGTCGGTCGCGGCATTCGTGGCGGAGCTTAATGCTGATTTAGGTGATCTCGGTCTGGTTAACACCGGCGTCGGGTCGATCGACGGTGTGTTGGTTGATTTCGATAAACTGTTCCGCGAAAATCTGACGGTCAGCCTTAACCCAGTAACCGGTAAATTTTCCATCGCAGCCAAACTGTATATCGTCGTTCAGTTCCGCGACGCTACCTACGACCTGGCTATCGCATTCGAAGTGTAAAGGAGTCTGACTCATGGCTGATCAAGAAATTATTCTCGTCGACGCTTCGATCGAAGTCGACGACGAGGCTGTTACCGTCGAGGGTAACACCATCGTACTTGTCGAAGGGCAGGGCACCACCACAACCAAGGCGGCGACCCGTGGCGGCCGTGTCATTCCGGTACATTCTGAGGACGTCACCGCTAAGGTCGGCATGGTTAAATTCGAGATGCCGGCCTCGGTGGTTAACCTTAACCTGGCACGGGATATCAAAGCACTTGGCGCAGGCCGTGTGGTGCGCGTTTCTGGTACCGATGCGCAAGGCAATCGCCTCGGCCGTACGTTGACACAGGGGATCATGTCTAACGACCCCGAGAAGGCGATACAGAGCGAGGGCAAGATCCCGATTGAATTCTCCGGTGCACCGCTGGCCGCTAGCTAAGGTGTACGCATATGAATACCGTCAATTTTGAACTGACTAAAACGTTCGAATACTCCAACGGCTCGGGCAATCCGATTGAGTGCAGCCATATCGAGTTACAAGAGCCCACCGGCAAAGTCTCACACACATGCTGTGCCATTGAGGGCATGATCCAATCCGGCCTTATGACCATGGCCGGCTTGCTGGACGATGAGACTATCGAAAAGGCCAAAGAGGCGGCCCAGGACGCACCCATCGCCGATGAGAACGACGAGCCGAAAAGTGGTGAAGAAATCCTCGCCATGATGGTGGGCAGCGGTGTCGATATGAATAAGCTTGTGTTGCACTTCCGCGAGCTATTCAAGGAAGTGGCGCTTATGGGTGGCGAGAAAAAGATCACCGCGGCCCGCATAGATGATATGTCGCACAAAGATTTCCGCCGAATGATAGGAGTGTACGCCGCCAATTTTATACTGAGCTGATAGTCATAGGAGATACGGGCTACCAGCTCAAGCTCAGCCGGTTGGCATTCAGCTTTAATGGCTCGGTAAGTATGGAGTATCTACAGGGCGTGGGTATACGCCGCGTTCGAGAGCTTAATAGCCATATCAGCATTATTGCCGAGGAGATCAAGAAAAATGGCTAATAAATCCTTCGTCGTTCAGTACCTTATCAAAGCGCGGGAGCAGTATAGCGCCGTTGCTGAGAAGGTGCGCCGATCTTCTAAATCTATGCGCGATTCGATTGCGCAGACCCGGCGGGCCTTCGTCGAAAACTCCGCCAAGATGCGAACTGCTGGTGCAGCCATGTCTTTGGCAGTCACCACGCCCCTGGCTTTTATGGCCAATTCCCTGAAAAACGCTGCCCGTGATGCCGAAGAGACCCGGTCAAAATTCGCCACGGTGTTCCGCGATACAGGCGGCCAGGCGGAAGCTATGGCGGACACGCTGGCTAAATCCTTTGGCCTATCCGGCACTAAGGCGCGGGAGCTTATAGGCGATACAGGCGACATCCTTACCGGCTTCGGGTTTAGTCAGAAAGCTGCCCTCGCCCTGTCTACCGACATGAACGAACTTGCAGTTGATCTGGCGTCTTTTACTAATTTCGCCGGCGGCGCAGAAGGGGCCAGCAAGGCACTGACCAAAGCATTGCTGGGCGAGGCGGAAAGCGTCAAGGCCCTGGGCATTGTTATCCGGCAAGATACTCCCGCATATAAAGGCCTAGTCAAGCACCTGCAGCGCACGAAGGGGGTATCGTTAATACAGGCTAAGGCCTTGGCAGCGTTACAGATTGCCACCGAACAATCTAAGAACGCCGTCGGTGATTTTGCCCGTACACAGGCCCAGCTTGCCAACCAGGAGCGGATAACCAGTTCAGCCATACAGGATCTTAAAGAGTCCTTCGGCCGGATATTGCTTCCCATTATGTTGACGGTTACCAAAGCGGTACGCGGAATGGCCGCCTGGTTAACCAACTTAAGCCCGGCCGCTAAGAAAACCATATTAATCCTGGCCGCCGTCGTCGCGGTACTGGGGCCGCTGTTGCTCGCCCTCGGTTCAATTACTTTGCTTTTACCTGTGATCGCTGCCGGCCTGGCGGGGATTGGCACTGCCGTCGCTATAGCCACCGGCCCAGTCGGCGCGTTTATCGCAGCGCTGGCCCTGGGCGCTTTAGTTATTATTAACAACTGGTCGAAAGTCCGGGCGTTTTTCGCCGAGTTCAGTAATGAGATCCAACTAGTCGCGGATATAATCGCGGGCGTATGGGATCTATTGATTCGCGGGCTCTCCGGGATTGGTAAAATCATTGGGCAGACTATCGGCGCAATAGCTACGCTCAATTTCGGGAGCTTTGACGTTAAAGCCATTCTCGATGCATTCTCCGGCACTACCGCCCCGCCTCTGGTGCCCTCTCGGGTCGATGTGGGGGTTAACGTCGGTCTTGATCCTGGGCTACAGCAGACCGGCGCGGCAACCGTAACAGGCACCGGAGCTCGACGCCCCGATGTAGGGATGGCCGGGTAATGGCTATGCTTATCGATCTAAAGTCGGCGCGGTATAAAGGCGTCGAGTTTTTATTTGACGACATGCCGACCACGGGCGGCAACCGTCTGATCAAGTTCAACTTCCCCGGCTCTGATAAACAGGCCATAGAACGCCAGGGCAAAGTCCCTCGCACGTTCAACATGACGGCAATCATTCCGCATGAAGACTACTATCAGGTACGCGATAATTTTCTCCGGGTACTTGACGATGGCGAGAGGGGCACGCTAACACACCCGACCTTCGGCGACATCGAGAACGTTATCAACGGA